GCACCACTTATTATCATATTTCCTGTTGCTGATAAAGTAGTTTTAGCACCCTTAACTTTAGTGTTAGCAGTTCCTGGTTTACCTACTGTTACTGCAACGTCAGACTCTAGTGTAGCACTGACATTTCCTTCCATGTCTAGTTTTGTTGGAGTTGTTACTTTTACTCCTGCTTTTCCTGTTATTATACTTTGTCCATCTGAAGCAATCTTCGTATCTACTTTTCCTCCTGCTGCAAATCTTGTTAGAGTCGTGATTTTCATTCCCATCGTTCTATCTTTGATTAGCAAACCAGCACCACCCAAAGATCCTATATGTACGTTTCCTAATGCTCTTAAGGCATAATCACCAGCAACTTTGTGATTGATACAACCCGCTGAAACAATATTTGTGGATGATCGTGGATCAAATTTAATATCAGAAGATTCTCCTGCACCAAATTTGAGATCTTGACCAGTAACAATTTCTTTCTTATTGACCTGTGCAGTTGCAATTTTTGTACCAGACATCTGAAGTTCTGCACCCGCTTGAATCTTTATATTCTGTCCTTCAATAATAAGTTCATCTGTCGCTTTTATATAAATTTTCTGTGCCTTCATGTATCTTGTATGTCCAACAGTCTCTTCGACTACATCACCATACGCTAATACATTTAGTGCTTGACCTTCATTTTCACTACCGCCAGGATTATATTGTATATTTGATCTACCTTCATGTAATTGTTGTTGCCCTTGTGTTTTAATACCAAGAATACCACTACCAGCAATTTCTGTATTTTTAGGTCCTGTCTTTATTTTAATACTGCCCTTATTATCCATGATAATTGCAGTATTACCACCTCTAGGTCCTTGTAATCTTAAAGCACCACTTGTATTGTCAGGTAATAACCTTTCATACAACATGGATCTAGTTTTATACCCTTTCAATAAAACATTAAACGTAGGGTTATCATCAAGAGACTGCTGCTGATCAGGAGTGCTCTGCTCGAAGATACTTTTCGGGTATGAGGATGCGGGAAATTCCATTATGGGCAATCAACGTAACGACCAGTGCCAATTTTAGTAGCACCAATTGCAGTAAGTGCTTCTGTGCTAAGACATGCAAATGATGGGAGTAATCTAGCACCATATCCTCCTCCTCCAACAAGTTCTATTGTAGGGAATTTTGCAAAATCTATTGTTCTATTTAACACACGTCCTCCTATTACAAATCCATTTTCAACAACTGCTTCAGCAATTCCTAGTTCTCCATTAATATACATGTCTGGAGCAGTTTTATAACCTATGCCAGGACTGAGAATAGTAAATGCATCAATAATACATCTAACATCATTATCAGAAGCAAGATTCTTTTTATAACCAAAACCAGATGATTGAACTCTAATCTCTGTAACAAATCCATCATCATCTAATAATGCTGTAGCGGTAGCACCAATACCTTCTCCAGAAACAAAAACAACTGGAGGTTCTGCATATGCATCACCAGTATTGTCTACAGGTATTTCAATAATTCCTCCACTACCATCAGTTATAACTCTATTAGTATCTACGATAGGTTTTCTAAATTTCTGGAATACAGTTGATGGATCATCTCCAACACCTATATCACTATCACCTATAGTTTGATCATCAGGAGCAATGATAAGAACATCTGCAAATGCACCAGTACCATTAATAGTAAATCTCAATGTCTCTTCATCTTCTATATTAGAATCCTCTCTAATACCAACAGTAATTAACGCTTCATTATCTTGAATTACAAATTCTCCAGTTAACCTTTGACCAACAATATCTTCATTTGTAATACCTTCACCAGATAGAGTATAGTATAATATAGATCCGTTTTCAATATTTGTTGTTACAATAGTGTATATAATGAAATCACCTTCTGGACATGAAGTTCTGTTTGCAGTAACTTGATATGTTGGAGATCCATCATCTACAGGAGTTCCATCAGTCTCAATATCCTCTAAATCTGGTATCTCAATGGGTTCAAATGGAGATATAGGAGTAGGAGTGTAAGGATCATAGGGTTCTTTCAAATCTTGTTCTATAATTGTACACTGACCAATATTTTTCTTAAATTTTATTTTGTATTTACCACTGGTTTCTGGAGAGTTATTCGTTATCTTAACAAAGAAAGTCTCATTATTATCTCTTTCAACATCAATTAATGTTTGAATGTCTACTGTTTTCTCAGTTTCGCTTGGTGTAAATCCTATTATTGTTGTATCTGGTTTAAGGTAATCTTTTCCAATAGTAGCACTTCCTTGAGTTCCAAGAACTTTGAATTTTACAGATGATGCAACATCAGTAGATCCAGATCTAGTGACAGTAAATTGTGCTACATCACCTTCCTTGACTTCAACATCATTAATGTCATATACGATTTTTGGTCTACTTACATCTGTTGTGCCAATTTTTGGAACTCCACCAGCAAATCCAACTGTTGTTATTTCTAATGGTTTTCCTGTATATGCTTCTTCACAAACATATTGAGTATAATCAGCAGGAGTATCTCCAAAAAGATTATCGACTTTTTCTAATAACTTGTCTAAGAAATCTTTATCGTCACCATTCCCTTCTTTTGCACCATCAGTACATACCTTCTTAGCGTCCTCACAAGAAGTATCAACACCAGTACATGAAATTCCAAGAAGTTGTAGAACATAATTTATTGCTTTACCAATCATGTTAAGTGGAGCAGCAATAGCACCTAGAATATCTTGTAGAGGACCTAGGACGCTCTGTAATAAATCTTCTAGTAATTGATATATTTTTGAAATAATTCCATTTAATAATTCATCAAGTTGACATGCAGCAGCACGATAGATTTGATTGACATAGTTCATTAAAAGATTTGTCAACCATTCTGCTAATCGCTCACCAAGATCTTCCATCTTACATCCAAGATCTTTAAGAATACCATCAAAAAATTCATTGACTGGAGTAAGAGCGTTTCCTTTTTCATCAGGACGTAATAATGCTTTTACTAATTTATTAACTGCTTTCTGTAATAATGAAATAATATATCCTTTTAACCTTGCCAGTAATTCTCTTACTAATGCAACTGCCTTATTCACATACTGTCTTGCTGTTCCATTTGCATTATAAAGTCCTCCTGTGTACTTACTGACATAGTAATTACCAATATTACCATCACTTGATTGAACATCTGCAAGAAAATTTCCTAATACAGTATTCAATCTAGATTTTGTATCTTCTTCCTCGCATTTTGTGGCGGTGTCTTGACACCAATCCTCATCTTTGAGGTTATCCTTCATGGCACCAGAGTCTACTCGTTCCTCCTTTGTCCCATCTTTCTTTTCAATAACTGTTCCGTCACTAGGACCTCCATTTTGTTTAGAAGTATCACCAGCACCAGGATTTCCATCTGTTTTAGGATCTACTTCAAATGGAGCAGTACGATCACCAGTTGCAAATCTTGAATCAGGATCATCTTGTTTTATTGTGTTTTTTTCAACTGTAGCACCTGGTGTTTGTCCAATAGAACCCATAATTATAGGTTTTTGTCTATCAGTATCCAAATAAAAACCAACCACCCAACAACCTGGCGTTAACTGAGCAGCAGCACCAGTTATGTTGCCAGGTGAGAATGGTTGATTAACAGGCATCATTACGTTCGCCCATGGCAAGTCAGCAGTGGAAACTATTTCTCTTGACTTGGGGTGTTCACCCACAATCGCCACTTTATATCTGTAACCACCTTTATTATTTTTTTCGAGAGCAGAAACACCCTCTACCTGACCTACCCACCAAGCAAATCCATCATGACCGATTCGCATACTTGGTGGAACAAGGCTATTAATGTTGATATCTGCCATTAGTCGTCATATATTAAGCACTCAGGTTCATCAGGGTGTACATCACAAAATACCTCTAATACATTAGGGTCATGATGATCTCCTGCTTCAATTTCTGACTTATGATGTTCTACATACTCTTCTAGGTCATGCAACTCATCTTCAATGTGATGTCGCATGGGTTCTGATGTTTTAGGATCAGCAAGAATTTCTTTGTCGTGCTGAATATGTTCTTCAATTGTTTTCATTGTGTTTTCCTCCGTACAGTATGTACATTATTATTTATTCTCCACGATTTGACTTTAAATCAGTCATTCCATAAGAATCTCTAAACAATTTTAGCACAGTTGTCATATTTCCGTTACCACCTTGCAATCTATCATACTTATGTGATACTTCCTTAACCAAATAAACTCCACTAGTCTCTTCATCGTATGGTTTTTTTACTTTCAATTTATCCGCCACTTTGTTAAGAACGAGAACACTTACTTTATCTCCTGCAGATATACTAGGATTGCCAGGTATAGTAAGATCAGCTTCTTGATTTGCAAGTAAATCATATCTAGCGACAGTTTGTGCAGCATAATACTTTATCCAATCAGCATATTCTGATGGATTATCAGTTGCTGCAGAATCTGGATCAGCAATATCTGGATCGTTATACCATGCTTCATGGTCTAATATTGCACTCATAATTCTTGATGGAGTTTCTGATAATTCCTCTTGACTAGTGGGAATCAATGATATAGAATCTTGACCTCCTAAATGTGACATGGCATCGTAACTTTGTTTAATTTTATAAGTATACTCTTCATACTGTCCTGTACTCATATTGAAAAATACCATAACAGATGCATATTTTCCTTTTCTTAATGATGCTATTACATCAACTTCAGTTTTAAACTTAAAATTACTGACTATACCTCTTTGATCTTTACCATTGTCTAAATTAGCAATAACTTCTTCATAAGGACCCCATGGTTTAGATCTTAAATCTTTTGCAGGAAATTCTTCTGTCCCTTCCTTGTAGTTACCTTCTTTATCAAGTTTTGGAAGAGAGCATAATGCATCAACTGAATAAAAATTAAATCCCCTTAATGACTCCCAGAAAAAATATCCAGCAGTTCCTTTTATTTCTTTTTCCAAACCATATGTGCTTCCTACTTCCCTACCTCTTTTATTTGATATTTTCCCTGTTTTTGTTTTTTTATTTGTATATGTTGCATTACCAGATATACTTCTTTTAGTCAAATCTGCTATTATATCAAATGGTCTTCTTTTTGCTGGTAACATTTTTACAGAAAATTTACATGGTTCTACAAAAATTTCTTTACTAGATTTTAACTTTTCTCTAACTAATTTTGTTACCATTTCATCTGGTTTACCTGATAATGGATCTTCAAGTCTAACAATTTCATTCACAAAAGCTTCCTCAGATACCATTACCAAAGTGTATATTTGCATCTTTTCCTTTATCGTTCTAGAAGCAACTCTCATAACTTTGAGTTTATATTTTGTTGCTTGACCTTTATTTGTCTGCTCATCAAAACTGGTTGAAACCTCTATTTCTACAATCTCTCCACCTTGAATAGGAAAGTTAGTAAGAAAACCTGTTGAATCACTCAACATCAATGATCCTGCAACAAATGGTTTAACAATACTCTCATGAAATGAGAATGCAGCAATCATATCACCACTCAATAAAGATGTTGTATTACTACCATCACCATAAGAGATAGTGCATTTCTTTAACTTAAATTCACTACTATTCTGAAAAGTATTTTCTGCCATAATTACTTACTTGCTAAATTGAAGGCAGCTGCAATGTATTCAACTCCTATATCATCCATCGTAGGATTAGAATCACCAGTATCAGCACCACCTCCACCACCAGCAGTACCATAGTTATTGTTGGTGATATATGTAGCTCCATTAATAACTGCGGGAGCAACATTTATACCACTATTTTCCACATTAGGAGGATACATTGCAGTTTGGAACATTGCATCGGATGTTAAATCTGCTTT